GTTCTGCGTCCCCTTTCCTCCTCGTTGGTGTGGGAGGGCGAGATACTGACCATTGCCGAGCATGTCCCACGCGAAGGTGTAGCCAGCAGAGACTTCATCAATGGCAGGATTGGGAGCCGCATAAGCAAGCAGCGCGCCCTTGCTGTCACACACGAAGTCCATGTTCGTGCTGCCGTAGCCGCCCTTGTTGTAGGTGCTGTTCAGCACCACAACGCGGTCAATCTCGAAGAGCTGCGCCAGAACATTGGCGTTGACGGTCGCGGGATTGGCGGTGGAGCCGCTATACTTCACGCGGTCGAGAATGGAGGCGTTGTTCTTCAGCGCTTCGTAGGTTTCGACGCCCAGTGCAAGGACGTTCGGCCTGCGGCGGCCTTCACGCATCATCTCAACACGGCGGTCGCCGATGAACTTCACAGGGTCGCAATTGCTGTCGCTGAACTTGTAGAACTGATTTCCAGAGGGAGTGGTGGTCACGCCCGCCCATTCGTTTGTCCATACGCCGGGCTTGAAATAGCCATCAGCAAAAGCGCGATCCATATGCAGTTTGAGCTGCTCGGTCGCAAGACGCACCTTGGAGCGGCGCGGGTCGATGATGCCGGGAGCGGCAGAGCGCTGATAATTCAGCGTGCTGATCTGGTCGATGCCAATGATGATCTGATCGACTTCACAGCTGTACAGCTCCTGCTTGGAGCCGAACATCATAGGCGTTGCCTTGCCAAACTCAGGCTTGCGCTGCACGTTGTCGCGCGCAAGGTCGCCCTTGTCGAAGATGTAATAGTAGCTGGTGGAAAGCTGCACCGGCAGAATCGGGAAAACGAAGGGCGACACGAACCAGTCATCCGGCTGGAAATACGCGACGCTCATGTTGGTCAGGTAGTTATTCGGCTTCCATCCCTTGGCGATGTCCGCGGCGACGGAGCCGTTGGTAGCGATTTTGCTCATGTTCTTTTACTCCTTTCGGTCAAGATCAGTCGCCTCCGGCAGCGGCGGCAGCAACGGGAACAGCGGTATGCTGCAAAAAAACCTTGCACGGTACGTCAGAAGCGCCAGCTTCAAGCGCGATGGCATTTACCACGTTGCCCGCGTCAGCCTTAACGCACTTGCCGTTGGCGTCCGTCTTCAGCAGGTCGCCCGCAGCGAACGTACCGCCCGCAATCCAGTAGCAGATGTCCTTGATCTGGACGTTTAGCGTATCGCCCGCAGCAACGTCGCCCTGATCGGCGAGAACAATGCCGATCACAGGGTCGCCCGCAGAGGGAAGCGCCAGCTTGCCGCTGGAAAACTTGACAGCCTTCATCGCAGGGTCAGTAATGGCCGCGCTCGCAGCGGCACAGATGGTCGGGCTATCGTCATAAGCGTGAGTGTTGTAAGCCATGGTTTTTCTCCTTTCTGCCGTTCAAATCAGCGTCGGGATTTCTCGTACTCCTGCACCAGCTCAGGGTGGGCGATGCAGGCGGCGTCGATGGCGTCGGCGTACCTCATGTCAGGCTTGCCCTTCATGATTTCCTGCGCCGCAGCTTCGATTTTGCCCCAAGCGCCGTCAACGGCAGATTCTCCGCGCTTGCCGATTTCCGAGAAGGTGCCAGACTTTTCAATCGCATCAAGGCTGGCGTCCAGTACGCCGATCATGTCGCTGTACGCGCTGCCGCCCGCGTTCTTGAGGCTCTTCAGCACAGGAGCCAGCTCTTCGGGCTTCTTGCCGAGAAGTTCGTAGCGCTTGGCAACATCCAAAAACTCGCGATTTTCCGCGTCTTCGCGGAATTTACGCAGGTTTTCGAGTTCGGCCTTGACGGCAGGATGCAGGCCTTTGTACATGTCCTCGGCTTCGCCGGGAGTTTCAGGTGCGGGTTCGGTAATGGCAGCAGGAGCGCCGGGAGCTTCCTCGCTGCCGAAGCGCTTGGCGAAATCCTCGTAGGTCGCCCGCTCTTCGGGGGTCATTTTGCTGGTATCGAAAAACATGTCAGTTGCTCCTTTCTTGACGGTCGGTTCTTCTTCGCCGTCATTCGCAGGGGGATTTTCTTCGCCGACGGGAGCAGGTGCTCCATCGGCAGTAGGGGCATCGTCGCCGGTCGTTCCTTCCTCGATCAGCGCCGTCAGATGATCGCGCATTTTCACAAGAGCTTCATCGCCCTTCTGGATGTCCGTCTGAGCATTCTTTCCGGAAGCCCAGCTCTGAGCAGCAGAGCCAAAGGCATCGGAGAACTCGGAAACACTCTGCTTCAGCAACGCAGCTTTTTCGTCGTCGCTCTTCTGAACATCGCAGAAGATGGAATAAACGCTGTCGGTCAGCGCATACACCATCGGCCACACTTCATCGCGCATGATGCCGTCATAGTCGCGCTTCACCTCACCTTCGGCGAAAGTGTAAGCGGCCTTCTCAACAGCAGCGCCGCCGGAGAACGCTTTGCGCACGAAAGCGACAAGGCGGTCCATGATGGACAGCGCTTCGTCCGCTGTCATATCAGTGCTGTCAGGCGGAGCATCCTTACTCTTGGCGAATCGGACGTGTGCGTCCGGATTTGCCCCTTCATCGACCAGCGCTACACGCTTGATCTTCAAGTTTTTCAGCTTGGTAGGCATTTCACATCACCTCCATTACACTTTTTCCCTTATGGCTTGGCCTTCGATAGAAAACATGCGGTACGTTCCGTCCTTGACCTTGGCCCAAACATCGTCATCAATAACCCGGAAGCCTACCCACCATCCGTGAGGGATAGTTCCGGCAGGGATGCCCAGCAGCGCCAGCTTTTCTTCGGTGAAGACCATACTCTCCACAAGAATCGCAATATCGAAGCCACCGCGTTCGTGCATCTCGGAACCTTCCCGATAGAACTGCACGAAATCATAAGCGGCTGCTTCAAGCTCCGGCATCTCAACAATGTCTTCCTGCCAGTCAATGATCTGTTCTCCGTCAGTGCGTTCCGCAACAGAGGCCCAGCCAAAGACAAGCCTCTCTTCATCGTCACTCTTGGTGAGTTTGAAGGTGCATTGCAGCGTGCCTTCGCAGGGGTCAGCTCGCGGTTGTTGCTCGTGGCTGATGACGCATTCTTTGAATGTTTTGCTCATTGGATTGATTCACTCCCTTGTTACGGTGTGTAACACGGTCTACAACAGCGCGTATTTACTCGGATGAGTATTTGTTGGTGGAAAGCAAAAGCCCCTTATGGGGGGCTTTACGCTTGACTATGGATTCGTCGGCAATTTCCGTTCGGGCGCTTTCAGCAGATACTTCACCGCGCACCGGCAGCCCGGATGCCCCGGCGGCAGGTCAACACCGATGGAAAAAGTCTCATTCAGAGGAACAACCTCGCCATTGACCGCACCGCAGCGTTTGCACACCTTCTCGTCATCAGCAGTCGTCCATTCCTTCATGACTTCCGGCGAAATTAGCCCTTGCTCTACGGCATCAATGATGACCATCTTTGCCGCGTTGTTGTAGGCATAGGCTGTTTCGGTTTCAGCAATCGAAGCCGCTCTCTGCCGGTGCATCTTCGCAGCGTAGGTCATTTGGCGCTTCAGGGCTTTCTTGTGCGAATAGCCCTGCTCAATCAGGTTGTCGTAAAACTTCTTCGTCTGTTGGCATTGCCACTTGGTCAATCCGATGCAAGGGCGTATTGCCCGCGCAAGCTGATCGACGGTCATCGTGTCCGTCATTGCCGCTTGTCGTACAAGGACATTGATTGCCTGATACTGCGCTGTGCTGACTTCACGAATCAGTCTGCCGCCATGAGTGGATATGTAGCGCTCAATGGCGCTGTACATCGGGTCATGCAGCTCAACTCCGTACTCGGCAATCAGGTCTTTGACCACCTGCTTGCTGGCGGCTTCCACGAGCGGCGTGTAGCTCTCGACAAGGAAGTTACTGTAATCCTGCTGCCAGTCGAGCAGATAATTGATGCTCAGGCCACCGTTCAGAATTGCTTCGCGCAGTTCGTGGTAAGTGATAGCCTTCTGCTGGTCTGCCCACATGCGATAGAGGAACCTTGCCGGTTGCGGGCTTTTCCGGTCAATGAAGGACGATAGCCTCTGAAGGATGTCGTCATTGCTCATTCAAGTTCACCGCCTCTTGAGCCGCTTCTTTGCCGCTTCAGCCTCCGTATCCTCGTCTTCGGGAGCGATTTCTTCCACGTCGAGGTCTTGGCCCGCCTTGGATGCCTTGGCTTTCGTGCCAGCATCCTTCTTTTCGCGCTCTTCTTTTTGACGCTGAGCACGCATCTCCCGGTCGAACTCCTGATTTTCCTGCCGTTCCGGCAGACTGGCTACCTTGCGGCAATACTCTTCGAGGGCTTCGTCAGCGATAATGACGCCACAGCCGGTAAGCTCGCGGATATAGGCGGACAGGTCTTTCAGGTCAGGCGATTCAACGTCGCCATGCGTCAGCTTGGGGTACTCCGTAATTCCACGGAAGTGTTCTGCGTTCATGCCAACCAAACGCGGGATGCCTTGGCTGTTGAAAACCTCGCAAATGATGTCGAGGTATGCGCCCAGCGCCATGCTGAACAGGTGTGTCTTGTCGCTTGACAGGGCGAAGCTGCCTACCTGCTGATGACCAAGCAAAAGAAAATCGCTCATGGTTGACATGGCGATTCGCGTGTCGTAGCGTTCGATGATGCTGTTCGTGTCGAACTGCCGACTTCCGCCTGCGCTCAGAAGCTCCAGCTTCCAGCCTTCTGGAAGCACGATGCCCTCAGTAGCGTCACGGCGAATATTGCGGACGATGGTCTCAGATCGCCGAAGCGCCTCGGCCATATCGAGGTCGTCTGTGTTCCAGATGTCTACGCCGGGCGGTGCGGTCAGGGTCGGCAGACCGGCAAGGTCGCGCTCTATGCCGACGCCTTCAATTTCCTGAATCCGGCGCTTGAAGTACCACGCACGGTAAGCACTGCGCAGAATGCTCCTGCCTTCAGGGTTGTTCTTCCGGCTCTTCGTGCGGAAGTGCAGCGCTTTGTCAATAGGGATGGTTGCCATGACGTATTTCGGGGGCGGCAGTTGCGTCATGCCCGTCAGGTTGTCATGGTCGTCGTACTCCCAGCGGAACAGCGTTTCCTGAGAGCGGATGGGGAGCTTCTGCCAGCCAATCAGCCCGTCAGTGTACTTCGAGTTCAAGCGCGGGTCACGACTGTTCCCAGCTCTGCGCTTATACACAATTTCGTGGAAAGACCAGCCGAAGGTCAGGAAGGACAAAATCTCGGAGATCGTATCCGTCCATGTATCCTGCATATCGTTCATGCAACTTTCCACGAACTCGGCACATTCCTTGTCCTTTGTGCTGTCACCGCCGGGTTGGATGCTCCAATCCGTCTGCCGGAGCAGAATTTCGATGGCATACAGAATGGCGCCGCACACTTCGTCATTCTCAGACATTTCACGGTATACCTCGATACCGCGCTTGCCCTGAAGTTCTCGCAGAAATTCTTCAGAGAACATACCGGCATAGCGGCGCTGGCCGATGCTGCCGTATTCTTTCATGCCTCCGGGCATAGGCTGTCACCTCATTTCTTCCAATAGCTCTGCCGGTCGTTGCCGTAGTCAGCCGGGGGCGCAGAGCGTCCACCCGTTGCCGACATGTAATTGATTGCCTGTGTCATCGCGTCCACATCGTCGTCGTGTTTTCCATTGGGGAAAGCTGCGCACTCTTCGATGAAGTCGTGAATCCACGGGGCGTTTTTCGGGTTTGGAAGATAGATATTCCCAGCTTCCAGATACGGCGCAACCGCGCTTGCGCGAACGACTTTGCCGCCCATTGGGGTAATCGGTATAATGCCGGGGATCTCTTTCTTCAGCATTTCGATAACTGCGGGGCCGTTTGCCGCATCCTCAATCAGCTTGCCTCGCGCTTTCGGGTGCTTATAGGACATCGTGCGTATGGCTTGCATGGTGTCCACGATACCGATCTGATCGTGAACTCGGTCTACCAGATAATAATTCGGGCCAGAACGCATCCACACATGACCGGCAACATAGTCGCTGGCCTTGCCTTCTTTGAAGGTGCAGTCCCAAGACTGAACAGCCTGAGAAACTTTTTCAGGCAGAACGTCGTAGAACTTGAACCAGCCGCGCTTGAGGATTCCACCTTCGATTGGGGACGGGTGCTGCTGGTACAGGCTTGCCCATGCGTAAGAGCCGACGGCACGTTTTGTCTGTTCGCACCATTCGTTGTCAAAGCCGTGTTCCGGCCAGAGCGGTTCACCGATCTTTCTGCCGAGCAGGTCGTTTTCATCGTCGCACACGCATGGAAGCGATAAGACCTTCCAGTCGCCAGCCTCACTTTCCAGCAGGCTTGCAGCCAAGTCGGCTTCGTGCCACCGCGTCAGAATGATGATGACCGACGCTCCGGGATGAAGTCGCGTGTAGATGGATGAACGCCACTCGTTCAACAGGTTCTTCCGATAGGTTTCCGATTCGGCTTCCTGCCGGTTCTTGATCGGGTCATCCAGAATCAGCAGGTCAGCGCCTTTACCAGTGATGCCGCCGCCGACGCCAACGGAGATCATGCCGCCCGAATGGCCTTCCAGATTCCACGAAACTTTGGATGCCGCCGTCTGAGAAAGCAGCACGCCAAACAGCTCGCATCCGTGCTCTGCAATTTTCATGCGGTTGGCGTCGCCAAATTCCTTGGCAAGATCATCGCCGTAGCTGACCTCAATCACGCGCCTGTCCGGATACTTGCCGAGATAGTAGCTGGGAAACGTCGCCGTGACCGTCATAGACTTGCCGTGACGTGGCGGCATGAAGATCATCAGGCGTTTCGTCTCGCCAGTGATGACCTTCTCCAATTCCGCACAGATGAGGTCAAGATGTCTGGCTCGTTTCCATCTGCCGTGATGGACATACTCGACGTAATCAGCATAATGCGTCCGTGCGAGCTGTCGCTTTGCGGCTTCAGCTACGGCCTGAATCTTTGCCGGGGACAGGTGTCTCTTTTCTCGCACTATTCGGTTTCGGGCCGGGCGAGCGCAGCGAGATTGCGCAGGTCTTCTTCGCTCATGTCGCTGAGATCAACCTCAGTTTCCGTCCTGAGCGTAATATCCTGCTTCTGCGACCATTCGCCCGTCTTCCGCTTTCTGTTGTTGAGCCAGTACATGATTGCCATGACGTCCGGCGGCACGCGCTTTTTTACAGTACGCACCTTCACCGGCTTCACACTGCCATCAGGGTTGTATTCGAGAATCCGCTCTTCCTCGGTGTGGTCGAAACCGGTGCAGCGTTGGAAAAGGCACTTTTCTACTTTGGCATCCGCCGCTTCCTTAGCACAAGCAAGGAGCTTGCCAAACTCAGAAAGCACCTTTTCGCCGTTTTCATCGGTTATAGGCTTTCCGCTTGCATCCGTCTCATACTTCCAGCGATTGATTGTCCGCTCCGAGACGTGAAAAGCGTCCGCAATATCCTGATCGGTTGCGCCGCGAATGGCGAGTGACCACGCCCAGTCCATATGGATATCGGGATTGAACTTTGTCGGTGCGGCCATGCTGTTTCACCACTCTTTCTGCACACCGCGTCTTACCCGGCGAGGTAATCCGCCGCAAGGTACTCAATAAGCTGCCAGCGGTTCCGCTTCGTGACAACGCCTTCCTTCTCAGCCTTCTTAAGGGCCTGTTCGATTACTTCAGCGGCCTCCTTAGGAACGGAATTGCTGCCAAAAATCTTGGTCAGGTACGTCCATTCTCCGGCAGGGTCATAACCTGCGATCTCCATCTTTTCGTTCGTCGCTTCCACCATAGAAGCAACCGCAGCACCAAGATTGCGAACATCCTGAAACTGCTGATACTTTGCCAGTGTCTCGGCGAACTGCTTTCCCAGCTCGTAGGGAGCCGTGCCGATGACCTCAGCGCCCTGCTTTTCAAGGTGCTTCACCAGCAGCTCAAGGTTTTTGAGCTGATACGGCAGGAAGGCGAACGTGATCGTCTTGAAATCAAACTGCACCGCAGGGGAAATGAGCTTGTCGAACTCCGCAGACGGCTCTTCCAGAATGTCTTTGCCGACAAAGCTCTCCAACATGTCGTCCACGTCCGAGATCATCTTTGCAATCTCGCGCAGCGTGGACTGGTCGTCAAAGCCAGAAATCGCGTTGTGGGCAAGCTGTTTCGCTGCCTCCTGCGACTTACTCAAGCCGGACACATCCAGCAGACAGTAGATTTCCTTGAGGCCGGCGGCTCTTGCGCTCTTGATGCGATGATGCCCGGAGATAATCTTCAGCTTGCCGTCGATCAGGGCGACAAGGGGCAAGCTCTCAAGCTGTCCGCGCTTCTGGATATTCGCCGTAAGCTGGTCCTGCATCTGGTCTTTCATGATGCGAGCGTTGACGTTCTGCTCGACCAAACTGTCAAGCTGAACCTTGACAATCAACAGCCCGGAACCCATGTCGTGGATTACTTGGTAGCGTTTCTCTTCGTCTGCCATTCTTTCTCCCTCCTAAGCCATTCTTTCAGCGTCTCAGCTTCCGTGCGCCCATCAATGACCGGGGCTTCATACGTCAGCTTGTATCCGTTGGTCTTGTCCTTCTTTCGGTCAACCAGCTTCATGATGCCGCGTACTTCCTTGTTTTCAGGGTGCTTGGTGAGCATTGCCGTTCGGACGCTGACAAGGCGTTCCTTGTCGAAGTCATTCACGATAGTTTCGCAGAAGTGCCTGTTCTGGGCCAGCATGTACAACAGCCGTCCAAGCCGGTACTGCTGGTGCGGAACCTTCATCACATACCAGATGAACAGTGAATCCGCCTGAACCTTCGAGATGCCAAAGACGCCCGCAACCATCTTGTCGATGAGTACGGCGAAATTGAAGGTGGCAGAGCTTCCAACGAAGTTGTGCGTCCAGATTTTGCGGTAATACTGCGTATTCGCTGCCTTTACCTTGATGATCTTGAGGTCGGATGCCTCTGTGATCTCATGGTCAGTCGGCATGATTGCGCAGGGCAGCGGTTCCAAAGCACTATCAGAAGGACGTTTGATCTTCTTTCCGTGAGCGAGTGCTTCGGCTTCGTCGCCTCGGTTGGAACAGACGTAGGCGTTCATGCCCTTGCGGGTTTCGCCGCGAGCGAAGATTGCTTCACCGATATACTCACCGGCGGGCTTTTCCTGATAACAAAGCACCAGAGCTTTCGCGTCGGCAATCATCTCGAACAGCTTCCCGTGGCCGCTGTCCGGGTCGAACAGCTCGTATTCCGGTTCCTTCCACGTCATCAGACCGCCTGTGTCATAGTAGCGCTCGTAGCCGCTGAAGTACGTCGGCGGATTGACCACGACGATTGCGTGCTCATCATCCAGCACCTCGCGCATGTGGACGAACATATCCAGCGGACGGTAATTCATGCCGCCAAGCCGCGCCTTGCACCGCGCAAGCCCTTCGTTGATCTGGGCGACGTACTTCTCTCGCTCGAAGCTCAGGTCATTCAGCAGGTTGTGAAAGTATTCCGTGCCCGCTTTCTTGGCCGTGCGAAGGTAAAGCTGCGCGTACAGTGCGGTTGCCGGGTCGAGCAGCTCTTCGTCAGAAAAGCCCTTCGCCTTGATCTCAAGTTCGTCAAGCGGCTTTCCCATGATCGAATAGCCAAGAATCGTCGGCATCATCGACACGTCACTCGTTTCAAGCTGGCTCGTTTTGTAGCCGGTATCGACCGCGAGATTCGACATGGCAAACGTGCCTGCGCACGGCTCAACGAACCTTGTGTACCCGGCCTCACGCGCCGTTTTGAAGAGCTGGCAGAGGAAACGCTGCTCAACTGCACCGAGACAGCCAAGGAACATTTCTCCGGGGTTCATGTACATCATAGCTGTCACCACCTTGATTTGAGTAAAAGAAAACCAGCCTGCGATGTAACCGCAGACTGGTTCGTAATTGATCTGGACCGGCGGGACGGATTGGCTACCACCATTTCCGTTCAGGAATGAACGGCGTCCTGCATTAGACTACCGCCGGATATTGAGGGGCGGTAACACGCCCCTCTCGGATTTGCTCACCAGCGACCGTTGCCGAACATGCTCAACTGCATTTGTTCCGCTTCGCGGTCTTTGATGCGCTGCTCCGCTTTATTGGGCACTGCTGGCACAGCCGCGCTTGCCCTCGTCTCTTTAGCCTTCTGAACGCCCGTGCTTCCCTTGACCTTGACCGTGGTTGGGTCAGGGAGTTCGTCGGCAATCTCGCCCGTCTTTTCGAGCAGCCACTTTGCAAACATCGTTCGGTGGCACCACTGCAACGGGTCGCGCACGTCCTCGTAGCAGAGAAGGACGACCGGCTTTCCGCTGTCGAAAGCCTGAATCTGGCGATAAATCCGATCTATGCCCACCCGGTCAAGCCGTTCACGATACTTGTGTTCGTAAACCTCCTTGCTTTGGATGTTCAGCAGACCATAGGGCATCAGGTCGTTTATCGCCCCGGCAATCTCATAGCCCAGCGGCCACTTCGGGGCGCCAAGGCTGATTCTGACTGCCGTGTACTTCCCGGATTTCAGCTCCGGGTTGGAAAACCTGCTCGTGTAAAGCATCTAAACGTTATCGCCTCCGGTCGGTTTTTTCGGGCTGACATAACCTTCAAACGCCTGATATAATCATAGCACCTGAAAGCCGCCCTGTGAAGTCACATAATCCGGCTACTTTCCGGCTACTTTCCGGAATCAAGCCGCGAGGTCCTGAACCGTGCAGCCTTTGCACCAGAGATCGCGCTCAATTCTGAGCCGGTACGGCGGGCAGACGGTGTTTTCCATCTCAGAGAGAAGGACGGCTCCCCATTCCCACTCGAAGATGTGGCAATAGCCGTGAAGCAGCCAGTCGCCGTCTTCGAGCTTCTCGCCCTCGGTAATCAGCCACGTTCCTGCGCCGCAGGGGTTGAAATACTTCACGATTACCTCCGCATCCATGTTGCCCAAGGTGCTGCCGGTTTCCGTCTTGAGCAGCTTCTTCTCAATCTCCTTCGTCATCAGCTTCATGGTTCTTTCCTCCTTGACGTTTCCTGCCTTACTGTGGTACAATCAAGGTGGCCGGGGTAAGGCTCCCGGCTCACCTTTCTTGGTGTGGTAGCGGTTCGCTTTGCGAGGGTGGCCGCTACTTTTTTATTTCGCTTTCGCCTGTCGGATAAGCTCTGCCGCTTCTTCAGGCGACTTCGCTTTGCTTTCTACGAGCCGTGCCAATGTCTCGAGGAAAGCGTTGAACTCAGCGTTGGTCATTCCGCCCTCCATTGTCCTCCCTCCTTTCTCAAGAACAATTACTTGTTCTGCCTTACAATTATATTATACACTATTATAGGATATTTGTCAAGAGATACAGCTCAGAAAAGCGCCTATAATGGCGTTTTTTCATTTGATCGTAGACTGATTTTACGGGTGGCGTACATTGCCTTGTTGTCCTTATATGTATTATATAATAT